AATCCGCATTTTAAGGAGAGTGAAAGAATGAGAAGTATAGAAGATTCGATGATTATTTCAAAATATGAAAACTTACAAGAGTGTAGAGCGTGGGGTTCTAGGATTCCTGCTTTACATTTTGAGAAGGAATGGGATGTGAAGATTATTCCACCATTCGGAGGAGCAGTAATCAGATTTCATATATCACACAACAATAAGAATGTTTCAGTTTATTTTGATGGATATTCTGAATTGGGATTTATGTATGATGACGAAGGAAATCCAATTCCATATTTTGAGTACTACGATGGAAAAGATTGTCACAGATATTACATAGATGAATCAGAAGAGATGATGAATGATATTAAGAACTTTTTAGAGTCGTAAAGGAGAAAATTATGGTAGAGAAATATTATAACGAGAATGATGAACTTGGTTTACTTGTCAGTTATGGATTTGGTGCAGGTTGGAGCACATGGAATGAAAAAGAATTGGCTTATGACAAAAGAATTGTGGAATATTGGTTAAAGGAAGAACCTAGTGAAGATGAAATGCAAGAGTTTATTGTTTCGCTTGGATACAAGAAACCTTATATGGGTGGTTATAGCCAGTTGAATATTGAGTATGTTCCAAGAGGAACAATGTATTGTATTCACGAATATGATGGTGCTGAATCTGTTGAAACAATTGAAACGATGGGTATGGGCATAGCATAACGGCAATAGAATCTGCGTTTTAAGGAGGTTTAGAAAATGAGTTGGGTTAAAATTGAAGACCATTTGTTTGAAAAATATTGTGTAGAAGGGGAAGACATAAAATTATCCAATCTCATGAAAGAACATGACAAAGAAGTTAAGGATAGTGCTATTAAGGAATTTGTAGAAAAACTTAAAGAAAGTCTTCTTTATCGTTTTAGACATTTAGTTACAACAGATACGGATGGGTTTGAGTGGCTTACAACCGATAGTGTTGAAACACATATCGAAGAAGTTGTAAAAGATTTCAAAATCAATTGAACTTGCATTTCATTGATGGAAAGGAAGGAATAAATGACTATATACGCTGTTTTAAAGGCATATGACAAGGATGATTCTATTTATTATCAGGTGCTACCTTACAATTTACAAGGAACAATCAAGCGTCACTTTGAATTTTACAGAGGATTTAGGTCACTTGTTCCTTTCTTGGCAAAGTGTAGATTATCTGAGAAAAGTGCAAATAAATTGAAGAATAAATTAGAGAGTAGGTGATATATTTGCAGTTTGAGTTTTACGTTTTGAACTATGACTTTAACAAAAAGAAAGTTGTAAACTATAACATTTTTAATAACATTCGTGTTCAGGAATGGACTGAGAAAGCAGTAAGAAAATATCTGAGAGCACCTAAAAAGTTTAAGTATGAATCGTTCTTTAATAAAGAAGTAATATATGGATTTGATGCGCTTGTTAGAGAGATTGATAGTGCTATTCATAATCAGCAGTGGTCAAGAAGAGAGTACGAGATTGGTGTGTGCGATGCCTTTGAATCTGATATCGACAAATTAGAGAAGTGGGATGTGTATCAACAGGCGAATCCTAACATGGTGATGATTGCTCATGAGGTAATCCGACAGTATAAAGAACAGTTGAAGAAGGGGCGTGAGTAGTTGAATTTACTAGAAGATATTAAGGAAATAGTCAAGAGAGACAAAGAACATAATGTAAAAATTGAGATAGATAATTTAGGCGTAAAGGTTTATTTAGATTACGACACAAGTAATGATTATGAAGAAAAGACACTTATTCCTATTGAATATACGACAGTAGAGGAATTTGCATACATACCAGATAACGAATATCGTGAGAAATTCAATGTAAATGACTATGGAATTGACTTATATGAGATTACTTTAATTAAGGAAATTATGGAATATTTAGAAGCTCATAGACAAGAAATTGGAGAATTATGTAGTGGATACTCGTGGGAATATCGCAATAAAGAAGAGGTGAATGAAGAATGAGAATTTTACTTTTATTAAGAGGTTCAGCGGGATGTGGCAAGTCCACATGGATTGAGCAGAATGGTTTAAAACCATATACATTATCAGCAGATGATATTAGATTGCTTTGTCAGAGTCCAATTATGCAGGTAGATGGAACTGAAGGTATTAGTCAGTCAAATGATAATGTGACTTGGAAAACGTTATTTAATCTGTTGGAAGTCAGAATGCAGAAAGGTGAATTTACGGTAATTGATGCCACAAATTCTAAGACTTCCGAAATGAACAGATATAAAGAAATGTGTAATACATACAGATACAGAATCTTTTGTGTAGACTTCACTGACATTCCTATCGAGGAAGTCAAGAGAAGAAATGCGAATAGAGAAGTATTAAAGAGAGTACCAGAAGAAGCAATCGACAAGATGTATTCAAGATTTGCAACACAGAAAATCCCATCTGGTATCAAGGTAATCAAGCCTGACGAGTTAGATACTATTTGGATGAAGATGTTTGATTTATCTGAGTACAAAAAGATTCATCATATTGGAGATATTCATGGTTGTAACACTGCATTACAGAAGTATTTATCTGATAATGGTGGGCTTAAAGATGATGAGATGTATATTTTCACAGGCGATTATATTGATAGAGGTCTTGAAAACGCAGATGTTGTTAAGTTCCTTATCTCCATTATGAATAAGAAGAATGTGCTTATGCTTGAAGGCAATCACGAAAGATGGTTGTGGTTATATGCAAATGACTGTGTTGGCAAGTCAAAGGAATTTGAATTGATTACAAGACCACAGTTAGAAGAAGCAAAGATTGATAAGAAGGATATCAGACAGTTGTACAGAAAGTTTGGTCAGTGTGCTTATTACAAGTATGGTGACAATATTTATCTTGTAACACACGCTGGTTTGAGTACACTTCCAAAGAATTTATCTTATGTAGCAACAGACCAGATGATTAGAGGTGTTGGTAATTACAACGATTTTGAGAAGGTTGCAGAAACTTTCTTAGCAACTACACCTGATAATGTATATCAGATTCATGGTCACAGAAACACAAAGAGATTGCCAGTAAAGGTAAATGACAGAGTATTTAACCTTGAAGGAAGAGTTGAATTTGGTGGCGATTTAAGATGTGTACAGATTGATAAGGATGGTATTCATATAGTAGAGGTGGAGAATACCGTATATAAAACACCTGAAATGCAGAGTGAGCAGACCGTAACAAGTAGTTCTGTAGCAGATACAATCATTGCTTTACGTTCTAACAGATATATTCAGGAAAAGAAATTTGGAAATATTTCTTCTTTCAACTTTACCAATAAGGCTTTCTATGACAAGGTTTGGGACGAGCAGACTACTAAGGCGAGAGGTTTATATCTTGACACAATGAAGGGTAAGGTTGTAGCGAGAGCTTATGATAAATTCTTTAATGTTAATGAAAGACCAGAAACAAAGTTTGATATGTTGCAGTACAAATTACAGTTCCCTGTAACCGCTTATGTAAAAGAGAATGGTTTCTTAGGAATTGTAAGTTATAACGAGTATGAGGATGATTTATTTATTGCAAGTAAATCTACCATTGATAGCCAGTTTGCTCAGTGGTTTAGAGAAATGTTACATAAGAAGGTTTCTTCCGAGAACATTCAGAAGATGAAAGAATTTATCAAGGAGCATAATGTATCATTCGTATTTGAATGTGTAGATATGAAGAATGATCCTCACATTATTGAGTATTCAAATAGCGAGTTATTTTTACTTGATATTGTTCATAATAATATGGATTTTGACAAGTATGAGTATGACACAATGGTTGATATTGCTAATCAATTTAGTCTTACACCAAAAGAAAAGGCGTTTGAAATTGCTACATGGCAGGAATTTTTCGATTGGTACTATGATATTTTAGAAGAAAATTATGAATATAACGGGCGTAAAATTGAGGGATTTGTGATTGAAGACAGTGTTGGATATATGACAAAGTTAAAGCTTGCCTACTACAATTTCTGGAAGTTTATGAGAAGTATTTCTCACGAAGCAATCAGAAATGGATATATTAGAAAAACATCTGCTTTAACAACTTCTATTGCAAATGAGTATTATGCATGGGTTAGAAAATTGCACGATGTAGAGGATAAAGAGAGTATTCCAAAGGATATTTGTACGCTGAGAAGTTTGTTTTATAAGGATAAAGAGAATGAACGAAAGTAAATGTGAAATGGCTAGAAAGAAATATTGCAGGATATCTTCGTTTGGGTATTGTGCCGCCGGAGACAGCGAGCTTGAAAACTGTCCCTACCTGCAAGCAATTGGCGAGATCGCAAGATTAGAAGTGGAGAATATGAAATTAGATACAAGATTTTTGGATGATGGGAAATAGTTTTGAAATCGAGATTTTAAGGAGAAATAAGAATGTACGATGTAGAAATGATGCAGATGCTTAGTCTTATTCATGCTGAAAACCAATACATATTTGAGATAGTGCGAACAGGATTACTTCTAAAAGAAGAACGAGAAACTATTACTTTTGACGCTTATCAAAAAGAATATGAGCGAATAATGAAAAGTGTAGAAAAGTATTCTCCTTGCTTGGATTGTAGTTATAAAAATCGTTTTAAAAAGATTAAGAATATTGCAAAAGAGAGGGAAGATAAATGAAGAAATTAGTGACAACACCACTGACAAATACTATTTGGTGGGCGACAGTTAATGAAGAAAAAGGAATGATTACAGGTAATAAAGAAGATGTTACGGATAATGCAGTTGATGCAGTATTTCAGCACTTAATGGGGTTAAAAGGATTTGCAGAGAATGGCTTTGCAGGTTATGAGATTCCTAAGAAAGACAACGATGAAACTGTAACTATGGCGGTGTTTAGTAATGATACTCATGTATGTGTGAACAAGAAATTATTTGAAGAATTAAAAGAGTATAAGGCTATGTATGAAGACTTATGTAAGTAGGAAAGGTGTTAGTATGGGTAAAGTTATTGAAATGGTATCTTATGAAAATATTCCTGAATATACAGGATTAGGCAATACAACATCTATTGAGATTAGAGAAGGTTGTGAATGGAGTGGACATGCTTATGCGACTTGTGTAGCTATGGTTTATGATAATGGAACTGTCGAATCTTATTTTAAGAGAGATAAAGAAAATGGCAACACAGAGATTTTTGATAAATTGCGAAACGATATTCGACTCGTTGAGAAGCATGTCAATTTAAGAAATTATGAAGCCATGGAGTTGTCAAGCGGTGTAAGATATTTCATTCCTTATAAAGTAAAAGACCATTCTTCCGATAAGCCAACAGTTGTAGATTCTTATGTAGATGGTTGTAGCAACGTACACTATTCCGTTGAATATGAAATTGTATTGGTAGCAGGTGATGACTATAAGAGATATATCACAGTTGAGTACGAAACAGAAGGTCATTATTCATCTTGCTTCTTTGACCAAGTAGAGAATATCGAAGAAATGTTTGAGGAGTGGTTTGAAGAAGAATCTCATGGTTTCAGAATTGTAGAAGATGATTATAAGACGGTTACTTTCTATAATGAAACTGGTGAGAATTGTGACATTGAGATTTCTTCTGTTAGTGAGTTAATGAGTATGATTGCATCCATTAGAGTTATCAAATGTGAGCATAAGATTATTGATTAGAGCAATAGAAAATCTGTTTTAATAGGAAAGGATAAATATATGGAAATAAGAAATGCAAAAATTATAAATACTAAGTTAGGTAGAGAAGACCATGGTATCTTTACATTTATGATTTACATAGAGTTTTACGGAGCTGGCTGTGGTGTTGGTGGTTACGCACTAGATTCTTATGATAGAGAAACTGAAAAGAGAGTATTTTCTGCAAAGAGTTTAGAAGCAATTTCAGAAATTCTTGATGTTGTTGGTGTAGATAATTGGGAAGATTTAAAAGGTCAGTACATTAGAATTAAGGATAATGGTTGGGGTTCTACTGTTGATGAGATTGGTAATTTTATAGATGAGAAGTGGTTTAACCTTAGAGAATTCTTTAGTCAGTTATCTTAAAAAGCCAATTCTATTGATAGAAAACGAGGTGTGACGTTGAAGAAATACGATTTTGTTGATGAATTTAATGATTTACAGATAAGAAAATGTACAAGAAGTTGTAGTTGTAAAGTGTGCGATAAAGAGGTATTTGATAAAGATATTATTTATTTGAAGTCATTTAGACTACAAGCACAACCATTTCATATCTGTTTAGATTGTTGGTCAAAGATAAATGAATTAGTTCAAAATTATAAGGAGGAGAATGCGATTGGACAAGATTAAGAGAATTAAAGAGTTAGTAACTCAACTCAATACATATAGAAATGCATATTATAACAATTCAGAATCGCAGATTTCAGACTATGAGTATGACAATCTGTTTGATGAATTAAAGCGATTAGAAGATGAAATTGGTGTGATTATGTCTAATTCGCCAACACAAACAGTTGGTTATGAAGTGAAGTCAAAACTCGAAAAGGTTAAACATAGTCATCCTATGTTATCACTTGATAAAACAAAATCTGTTGATGATTTGAGAGCATTTGCAGGAAATAATGATTGTGTATTGTCTTTAAAAATGGACGGATTAACGGTACTACTCACTTATGAAAATGGTGAATTAATTCAAGCAGAGACTAGAGGCAACGGTGAAGAGGGCGAATTAATCACACATAATGCGAAAGTATTTGAAAATATTCCTTTACAGATTAAATACACTGGAAGATTAGAAATCGAGGGTGAAGCAATTATTACATACCCTGACTTTGAGAATATTAATTCTAAATTATCAGAAGAAGATAAGTATAAAAATCCTCGTAATCTTGTAAGCGGTTCTGTAAGACAGTTGGATAGTAATATAGCCGCACAAAGACATATTAAATTTATCGCATGGAAAGTTCCATTTATTGAAAATGTAGATGAAGTTCATGGTGGTTCTTTGTTATTCAGATTGATTTTTGTAAAAGAATTAGGCTTTGATGTAGTTCCTTTGCTCACTTATGCAAGTAATACATCCGATTATGAAGACCTTGAAAAGATGGTTGATTCTCTGAAAAATAGAGCAGAAACATCTGGATTTCCGATTGATGGGCTTGTAATGGCAATGAATGATATTGAATATGGAGAATCATTAGGTATGACAGGTCATCATCCAAAGCACTCTATTGCTTTTAAGTTCTATGATGAAGAAGTAATAACTACTTTGAGAGACATTGAATGGAGTATGGGTAAGACTGGTTCTCTCTGTCCAGTGGCAATCTTCGATTCAGTAGAGATTGATGGAACTGAAGTTAGTCGTGCATCCGTTCACAATTGGAGTATGGTACAAGATTTAGAATTAGGTATTGGTGATACTATTACAGTTTACAAAGCAAACATGATAATCCCTCAGATAGCAGATAATTTAACAAGAGGTGGTACTGCAACATTTCCTGATAAATGTCCGATTTGTGGTGGATTAACCAAGATTCTAAAGGACAAAGATACTAAGGTTGTTGTTTGTGATAATCCAGATTGTAAAGGTAAGTTGCTTGGTAAATTGAGTCATACAGTAAGTAAGAATGCTTTAAATATTGATGATATGAGCGAAGCTACTATCGAGTTTCTTATTGAACGTGGTTGGCTTACAAGTATCAAAGATATTTATAAGCTTGATTATTATAGAGAACCTTGGAAAGAATATGACGGATTTGGTGATAAGTCAGTAGATAGACTGTTAGATAGCATTGAAACAAGCAGAAAAACTACTATGGCGAGATTGTTGTATTCGTTATCTGTTCCGTTAATTGGCAAGTCTGCAAGTAAGGATATTACAAATCATTGTCAGAACGATATTGAAACATTTGTTGGGTTGATGAATGAAGATTATGATTTCACTGTTATTGATGGATTTGGTACTGAAATGCAGAAGTCATTAAGTAGCTGGTGGAAGGATAACCATAATGAGTTTATGGAGTTATTAAAAGAGTTTGAGTTTGAATCTACTTATGAAGTAGTAGATACCAATACATCAATCTTTGGTAAGACTTTCGTAATTACTGGTTCAGTAAATCATTATAAAAACAGAGACGAACTTAAAGCGGATATTGAGTCAAGAGGAGCAAAAGTAACAGGTTCAGTAACATCAAAGACAGATTATTTGATAAATAATGATGTAAATTCTACATCAGGAAAGAATAAAAAGGCAAAGGATTTGGGTATTCCGATTATTTCAGAGGAAGATTTTTTGAAAATGATTGGCTAGTAGAAATTTCACTCTCTAAAAACCTTGAAAAATAAGGCTTTTGGAGAGTGATTTTAGACTTAAATCATCGGTTCAATTGGGATTTTGGAGGTGGTAATTTGAGAACAATTGATGCAGATTTATTCAAGAGTAATGTCAAAGCGTGGGCAGAGAACATTAGAGATTTTAGAAGTGATAATAAATGTTTCTTTACAGAAGAAAATATATTAAAGGCAATTGATGACCAACCAACTGTAGAAGTTGAAGTAGTTAAGCATGGGCATTGGATAAATGCATATCCAGACATAGAGCCTAATCCAATGCTTATGTACGGCATATGCTCTGAATGTGGATTTAAACAATCAATAAGCGATAGTTTGAAATTTTGTCCTGAATGTGGAGCAAAAATGGATGGGAGTGAGTAAATGCAGTTATATTGTAAAGTTGAAAATCATAGATGTGTAGATTATCACAATGGAAAATGTATTAGTATAGAGAACTGTATGTGGCAGTCTGATGGTAAATTAAGAAATGGTATGTGGAATTATGACCTTGTAAAACCAACTGAAAGTAAACCATATTTGGTTATGTTTCAAGGTGCTTGTGAAGGAAATGTTTGGTTTGAGGTTGTCCATTATCAAGCAAAGGCACAAAAATGGAAGAGATTAAGCCATATGGTTGTTGGTTGGAGCGAATTGCCAAGTAAGGAATATGAAAAGTCTCGATGCAATTTTCATTTTATAGATAAGGAGGAAATAAAATGACAAACGAAAAATTACAGAGTATTTTAGCAAATTATCCAAGTGAATGCGAGATTCTTATTATGGATAATGATTATAAAGATATTCATCAAATATGTGCAGAGTATGATGAAGATGATGGTTTTACAATACCAAAATTAGTTGTGTATGTATAAGTGTTAAAACAACTCTTTTATCAAGAAAACTTATTAGCACAATCTGAACAAACAAGTTTTGCTTACATGCCAAATATGGCTAGTTAATAGCTATATTGCACATTAATACGCCAAATATGGCTAGTTAGCAATTCGCAAACGGGGGAAATATGAAACTAAAAGAAGCATTAGAGATAGGAATAAATTGTGGATTTGAAACAGCAAGAGAATGTATTAGAAATATTTATATTCACGCACCGAACCTATTTTTATATTCGGAAATAAATAAAGAACTGGACGAACTGTATTCAGAAGCAGAGGATCTTGTGTCTAAAACAAACTTTACAACTGATGACGCAGCTAAACATATATTGAAGTGGTTAAATGAGAATTAAACTTATGAAAAACATAAATATTTATTGTGGGTGGCAGAGAGATACAGTTATAAAAGTAAGACCTAAAATATTAAACGACATTGTATTTGAAGTGCTGTGCTTAGAGTGTAACGGAACTGGTTTGTGGGATTTCTTACCGGAAAAAGTGCAGTCAGATATGTGTATAGCTTGTAAAGGTACAGGAAGACAGTATTTAGGTCTATGAAAATAACACTTCAAAGCCGAAAAAGGGTTAATAGTAGGCAGACTCCAAACCAGTAACCCTGCGACTCAATAAGAGGCAAAACCCACCACTGTAAGAGTGTGTAAGCTGTTAGGGAGTCTATAAATCCAGAGTTTTATGGAGGAAATAAGCAAATGACAGAAGAACAAATGCGTCAGAGAATGAAAGAAATTGACGAAGAACGAGACAAACTTCATTCTGAACGACAGGAATATGAGAAGTATTTTTCTGATAAAAAGAGAAAAGAAGAGTTAGATGACCATAAAAATTATATTGGTAAATGTTTTATAACGTGCAATAAAATAGAAAATGAACAACATATCAAAGCATTTAAAATTATTGATATTTTAGATAGACCAAATGAAAAATATGCTTCTTGTGTTGTACTAATTGATGGTTATAGAGACTTTTGTTGGAAAGAGTATGGTATACAGATTATGACTATTGGGCTATGGACAGCGAACAAATGGAGTATGATAAGCCAAGAATCAGACCCTAAAGTAATTGATTTTTATAAAGAAATTACACAAGAAGAATTTGAACAAATGTCAGTTGAATATTTGGATAAAATAACAGATAAGATAACTAAATAAATCAAAAGCAGGTGAATACTATGAGCAATAATTTAGATTTAGGATTAAAAGATTTCTTCGTTAGTAACATGAAGAATAAACCAAGACTCAGACATTTCTTCAAGAAACTTCGTTGGGAACTAAGATATGCATGGCGTAGAGCATGGCGAGGTTATGATGACCTTGATATGATCGAGTGCTTTGAAATGTTTCGTAGAAGAATGATTAGAATTCTGGAAGATTTTATAAAACATGGAAACTCATTATTCAACATCCCCACTCAAAGCGAACATTATGATGAATTATTAAAGAAGTTCCCGAAAGGGTTTTTTGACGAAAAATATACGAAGTTAATTTGGGAAACAATGATATTTCATTTGCAGATGATGGATGACGACTATGTGGAGAAGATATTATATGGGAACAATATTTACGATGACGATTATGAGATTGGTTGTCGCAGCATAGAAGACCATAAGAGGATTGGTTCAGTGATGGAGCAGAATAAAGATGCTTTTATGAAGTTGTTTTCGTTGTTTTATTTTGATTTATGGGATTAGAAGCAAGTAGACAAACGTTAGAGGAGATAGAAGAACTATATGATAAAAGTTAATGAAAGTTTATTAAATCAATATATATTTAGCCATATTGATATGTTGAAATATGAAAAGGGAATATGTGATGATTTTATTTATATTGTAATTGGTATTGATGTAGCCAAGCAACTCATTGATAAATACAAGTTAAATTATTCGTCTTCTATAGAAGAACGACCTAAATATATGGGTTATCCAGTAGAAATTGATAGAAGAGTTCCAATGAGAGTTTCAGTTTGTGTGGAATATCCAATTCCAGTATATACAGAATTTTGAAAATAGCAATTGAATCTTGGTTTTAAGGTGGTGAAATAATGGGAAAGTATGAAACAACAATAAATACTTTAGAGCAACTTAATAGAAAAATCTATAAAGAACATTGGAATGATATTCAATTGTATGAAGACGAAGATAGTAGATATACGATTGCTCTTGATAAAGCAGAACACGCATTGACATTGTTAGACAAATTGATTGAAAGTTGTATTGCAGATATCGAATGGTATCAAGAACATGGAAATAATGAAGATTTGAGAAGAGGAATTATTGGAGCAAATAGAAAAATTTTAAATCTTTTAAGAGTAGATGGATTCTATTAAATTGGCAATAAAATAAATGATTCATAGTGAGATTGGAGAAGTAAATTATGTACGAAGGCGATGACGATTACAGAGAGCCATCTGTATGTGATGATTGTGACAGAGGCGACCATTGGGAGTGTATGTTCTGTTGTAGTAAATGCTATGAGGATTATGGTGAATGTCCTAATCCAGATTGTGACCCAATGGATACTTAAAGGAGAAGATATTATATGAAGAGAATTAGACCGATTGATGCAAGTGGTTTGATGAATCTACTTGAAAGAGAATTAGATATGAATGGCATTACCGATTGGGGTAAGGGTTATATGGACGCAATTCACGATGCTATGGAACATGTGAAATTTATGCCAACACTTGAACAGAATGAAGTAAAACATGGTCATTGGAAATTACTAGATGAATGTTCCAATGCAGGTGTCTATTGTTCTGTATGTAGCAAGAAGGTGTATAAAACCGACTATGCTAATCAGAAGATTAAATCAAAATACTGTCCTAATTGTGGAAGTATTATGGAGGTGATTTAATATATGAAACAGATAGAAAGAAGAATGAATACAGGTATAGTAATTGAGTGCGAATTAACATTAAGAGAAAAATTAAGAGTGTTGCTTTCAAAGAAATTTGCTGTGTCTGTCGATTTATTAGTAGATTCTGAAAACGGTGTTTTAGAATCAGAGCGTCCAATATTAACAAGTAAATAATATTGTGAATAAAACAATAGAAGAAATGATTTAAAGTAGAAATGGAGAAGAATAATGTATAACTTTCCATATAAATTACTCGCATTAGACGTAATAAAAGAATTATCTAAGTCTGATGATGAAGAAATTATTTGTAAGTTTGTAAAAGAATTGTGTAAGTTAAGCAAATTAAAACAGTACGAAAAGTACAAAACTCCAAGGATAGAAAAGGAGAAGTGATGCATAGGAACAATGACCTATGAAGAAAGAGTGGAAGATTTAAAAACAGAATATAACGACTTCATAGAAACAAAACGTGGGCAAGATTGGCAGATGTTTTGGAAGAGAGAAACTGGTTTTGAAAGATGTGGCGATTTTGGTGATTATCTATACGATTTTTACCCAGAAATGTTGCAGTAAATAGTCAGTTTTAAGGAGAGTTTATGAGCATAAAGAAAGAATACGAAACAAAAACTCGTACAGTAACAGAGAGAATAGTAGTAAAGGAAATTAGATATTGTGATGTTTGCAAAAAAGAGATTACAGCAGAATCTTATTGGGAACTTACTACCCACCATAATGATTGGGGTAATGATAGTATTGAAAGTTACGAGAGTTTTGATGTGTGTTCAAAGGATTGTATGAGAAAGAAATTTGAAGAATATTTAGAAGACAGTGATACAGACTATAACACAATGTTTTTTGAAGCAGCAAGAGTCTAAATAAATCCTGTGTTTTAAGGAGGAAAAGATGACGGAAAGAGAATTGATTTTAAATATATTAAATAGATTATGTAAAGATATTTACTTTCAAGACAATAAACATATTGAATTTGAGAATGGATATGGTGGAGAAAGTATTGATATTGACTTTGATGATTTTGGAAATGTTACCGGAATTGCCAGTTAGAAAGGAGAATAAGTAAATATGAACAAAGATATAGTAATTAGTGCAACATATAAAACCATTAAAGATTCTTTGGAATGGGGTATTGGAACTGCCGGCAAAGAATATAGTTACTTTGTTAATGGTATTATTACACAGACAGACGCTTTATTAAAAATTTTAGATACCCCTAAAGATCCTGAAAATTGTGAAAATAAAGAATACTGATTGAACGGGGATTTTATTTAGAAAAATGTCACGATAATTATATAGTTTTCGTGACAGGAAGGAGAAAAAGATAATGGGAATGTACGACACAATAAATGGTGAGCAAGTTAAATGCTTTCCTTGGGTTTCGTTATATCATGACGAAATCAGTTATCATGGTGGCGATTTAAAATATTATGGAATTGGAGATGAAGTTCCATACAGAAGACCACATTATAACTATGGTAAGAATTTTATTATTCTTGACTTAAATAGATATCCTGAAAGCGATTATTGTGACTATGATTATGTTTTACATGTAATTGTAGATGGTAAGGTGCAGAATACTTTCACAGATGAGATTGGCGAAATTGATTGGTCTATTAATAATCTTGTGGTTGGATATCAAGGTGAATTACTCAACATTAACAGTTCAGAAGAATTATTAGATTATATGAGAGAACAGAGAGAATATTGGACTAAATATGAAGAAGTATATAGTCATTGGAATGAGCTGTTCAAAGAATCAATGCAATATTTTACAGGTCTTGGATTATTAGATAAGGATTCAGAAGAGAAGAAATTCCGTCATGCCAAATTAGATGAAATTCATAAACTTATGGACGAAGAAAAAGAGAAGATTAAACCAGAGGTAAAAGTTTTAGCGGATAGATATTCAAAGTGGTATGTAGATACTTCTGATATTGATGACTTAATCCGTCTTGGAGATTATATCAGTGCTTATTATACAGAGTTAAGAGTAGAGCGTGATTCTGCAAGAACATGTAGTGATATGATTGGTAAATTATTAAACGAAGACGACACTTTGTATGACAGATATGTTAATTGGCAAGGTATTGACGAAGATGTAAAGAAGTTTAAAGAGTCATAAAACAAACGTTTTAAGGTGGAATTGAGGTGATAAATATGATGGCTGCGATTTCAATAGACAGACATGTTGTATGTACAGAACATGATTTTAATGGAATGACATTGGAGTATTTTTGGAACTTTCTTTTGAACGAATATATTCCTGCATATAGAGATGAGTTGACAGATGAAGATATCCAACAGATACACAAAGGAATTGAAGAAAAGAAAGACCATATTTATGTTTCAGAAATTGTAAATCCTAAGAATGGAAAGAGAAGATTTAAACATAGTTTTGTTTATGCAAACCCATTTATATTTTTTGGTGAGCATCCCAAATATGAGTTTGATGGCTTTTAGAAAGGAGAATAAATGTATGGAGTTTCCTATTGAAATGTACAAAATCCGTCAGGAAGATATGAGAATTAAACTTCCATGTGAAAGATGTTTAGAGAAAGGAATTATAGACAAGTTTTGTCATAAATGTGGTGGCAATGGCACTCATCATAAGACAATTAAGGTGTGGAGAGTTGCACCTAAAACTACAACTGTTGAGAGAATTGATAGAAGTTCAAAAGATTCTTTTTATCATAGTACACAGACAAGTTATGAAGGTGGTCTGAGATACTGGACAGGAATGAGTGAATTTTACAATGAAGCAGATAGATATTTACATTTTACTAAGTCGGATGCACAGAAAGAGTGCGACAAGAGAAACGAAATATTGCTGATATTTTAAAAATCGCAGAGTCTAACAAGACAAAGAAGAATAATACTGTAGATGTTGATGAATTAGAGAGAAAACTTGAATTAGAAAGAGCGAGAAGTAGTTTTTGGAAGTGTAAAGCAAATGGTGAAAATCCTGTTATTCTTGGTTCAAGGGAATCTATTGAGTATATTATGTCTTAAATCTGGGGTTTTATCGAGAAAATTGAAAGGAGATACAAATGTTTAAGAAAATTTTAGAAGCAATTAAAGAAGTAAAGTCTGACATGGGTGTTTACTACCGTGAAATAAGTAAAGGTTTTATTGATGCACGAATAGAGAAGAAAACATTAGATAGTTTAGCAGACTCATTACAGTATTATGCTAATCTTTACAATCAAACATTATCAACAACTTTTGAAGAAAAAGATAATGCTTTTGAAGCTGTTGTGTTTGTTCCATACAGAGGTAGACCAGTAGTATATAAGGACGGAAAGAAGATTAGTACAGATATAATGAGTGGTTTTGATGTGGATTGGTCATGGGATAGAAAGACAGAAGTAACTATCAGGAACGAGTAAAATCCTGTTAAAATTTCGGTTTCATCGGATAAATAAAGCATTTGGCGGTGCTTAAAAGTATTAAGAAGACTAACAAACATATTAACACAAATCAAAAATTCCAAAAATAAAAAGAGAATAAATAGATAGGAGGCAAGAGTTGATGCATCGTAAAGAATATTCTATCTCCTATTACAAATGGCAAAAGTTGAAAATGACAAGTATTATACACCAATATCACTTGCCAACTATTGTTGGGACAAAGTGTTTGAAGTGATTGGTGAACAAAACATTTCAGAAATCATTGAGCCAAGTGTAGGTAATGGTAGTTTTCTTCATCATGAAGAACAATTACCACACTTTGCCTATGATATTGAACCAGAGTGTGAGTCAAATTTCACACAGATATTTAAGAAAGATTATCTTGCAACAGACACTACATATTTAGGGGGAAGATTAGTTATAGGTAATCCACCTTACGGTAGATGTATGAATATGGCACAGAAGTTTTACAAGAAATCTGTTGATATTGCAGACCATATAGCATTTATTCTTCCGATTAGTCAGTTGAACAATACAAGGTCTATGTATGAGTTTGACTTAGTTTACAGTGAAGATTTAGGCGAACAATGGTATTCAGATAGAAAATTACATTGTTGCTTTAATATCTACACTAGACCTCAAAGTGGTGAATTGAATAAAAAACCATCTGCAAAATTAAAGGATATTACAATCTATCGGCAAGATAGTAAAGGCTATGATGATAGAGATTTTGATATTCGTATGTGTTATTGGGGCGATGGTAGTGCAGGAAAGATACTTAAAGATGGTGAACATTATTCTGCTGAGTACAAAATCAAAGTTAATAACAAAGAAAAGAGAGAAGAAATTATTAATGTGTTATCTACATTTGATTGGAAAGAGTATCTGAATTGTATTGCAATGAGAAAAATTCAACAGTTTCACATTGTAGATGTGCTGAAAAGTAATGTAGATGACATTGAATAAAGCAATAGAATAAATCTTTTATTGACATTCTGCAAAGCCCCTATTTATAAGGGTTTCAGAAATCCAAAAGTAACAAAATCGGCAAAAATAAGCAAAATTGCCGAAAATGCAAGATTCGAGTCTCAGAACCCTTTATTTATAAGGGTTTCAGAGGTCGAAAACGGCAATAAAACATTGATTTTAAGGTGGAAATTAAACAGAAAAGGAGAAGTAATACATGAAGAAAAGAATTTTAACAATGTTATTAGTAGTCGGTTTGGTGGTGGCTACACTAACTGGATGTACAGAAGCAGAAAGAGCATCATACAATCTTTCAAAACAAGCAGATTATTTCAATATTGTAAGACAGTTGACAGTAATCAACTGTATTGAAGGGGATGTTCTCTTTCAGATGACAGGAAGAATGTCAATCACAGCAGATATAGAAGATAATCAGCTTGAAGTTATTGTTGAAGATGGGGGTACATATGTAAAACATTTTGTTGGGTTAAGTGATAATGTAACTTATATTATTGAAGATCTTAATCTTGGTGCAAATGATGTGTCAAAGTATAAATATACACTAAACTTCAATCCTAACATGTGGATTCCAGTAAATGTAGAAATGATTGATTAAAAAGCAAAGGAGACAAAGTTATGACAAGAGAAGAAAAAATGAACAAGCGTAGAGAAGCAGGAAAGACTTATTCTTACAAGCCAAATCCTTACGAGAAGGATACTGATGAATGGAGAAAAGAGCAGAGAATTAGAGCAAGTAAGAATATTTCTTGCAAAACTCCATATGCAAAGTGGATAAGCGACATGGCTAAGTTAGATAATCAGCTTGACAAAGAAAGAGCTGAGAGAGCCGAAAAGATTAAGAATAAAAAGGTGGCGAGAGGTTAATGTCTGTATGGATAACCGGTGACATACACGGCAACCCCACAAGACTAAGCACAGATTCTTTCTATGAGCAGAGAGAGTTTAGTGGGAACAAAGATGAGAATATAGTTATAATTCTTGGTGATTTCGGACTTGTATGGGATAGAGAAGAAAGTAGTAGAGAAAAATATTGGCTTAAATGGTTAGAAGATAAGCCATTTACAACAGTGTTCGTTGATGGCAATCACGAATGTCATCCAAGACTTGCTGCTTACCCGGTTAAAGAGTGGAATGGTGGACTTGTAAATGAGATTAGACCACATGTGTTGAGATTGCAAAGAGGAGAAGTATTTAATATAGAAGGAAAGAAGTTTTTCGCATTCGGGGGCGCATCCTCGCACGATATCTCAGACGGCATTATTGATTATGAAGATGAAGGCTGGAAAGATAAAGCAAGAGCCTTAGAGAAAAAAGGTAAATATATGTATCGCATTAAAGGTTTAACGTGGTGGGCAGAAGAATTACCAACAGACGCAGAGATGCAGAACGGCTTAAAAAACCTTGAGAAGAATAATAACTCTGTAGACTTTATTATTACTCACAGCCCGTCAGCTAGTGTAATCGCCTTACTAGGACACGGATTGTACAAACAAGATGTTTTAACTAAATACTTGGAAAACATAAGACAACGTACAGAATATAAAAGACACTTTTTCGGGCATATGCATGTAGATAGAGCAGTAAATGATAAAGATATTGTCTTATATGAACAGATAATTAGAATTTTATAACTATTCAGACAAAACGATGTTGGCGCATCGCTGAATGGAGAAGTATTAAATAGACAAACATAACACAAGAGAATCTTAAAAATTCCATTGATTTGAAAATTGAATACGTTTGTTTGTAAGGTGGCAAAACAGCACACCTTGGGCGAGTGCGCTCTAAATTAGCTGTTTGTAGATAGATTTTACATAAATTTATCCCTAAATTCCAGTTCCAAAAGGACTGTTAATTATAAGTTATTTAGTTAGTTATTAAAAATTTTTATATTACAAGGAGGCTATTAAATGGCAACAGAAACAAAGAAAAAAGGATTAGGTTTACCACAGACAAGAGGTTCTTTTCAGGCAAGAGGAAAGGTATCTGGAACTCAGAGAGATAATTTCTACACTGAGAAGCTTACAAAGACAGACAAGCCTTGGCGTTCAGTAGCGTTTGGCGTTCAGTTTGATGAAAATTCAACTGTATTCGTTAGCTTAAACGGTATGGAGAGAGATTCTGTTTACTTTAGCAAGAAGGAAGATAACAAGACAGTTACTAAGGAAGTTCCTTGGAAGGACAGATTAACATTTGCAGAAAAGGATTACAACCTTATCGGTGTAAATGTTGGTGTTACTAAGACAAAGGATGCAAAGGGTAATGAAGTAAACGATAAGAAGCGTTTGACTGATTATGATGCTTGTAAGGAAATCGGAGATAACCTTTCTGATGACAAGACAGTATTTGTAAAGGGTACTATCGAGTTTGGTTCTTACAAGGAAAAGCACACAACTAAGTTTGTTCCTTCTCAGGTATCTCTTGGTAAGGACATTGATTTTGAAGCAGAAGATTTTAAGGCATTAGCAGACTTTACACAGGTTATTGTATTCACTGGTATTACACCAAACGAAGACAAGACAAGAGCAACTGTAGCTGCGAAGATTGTAAATTACGATTCTGTTGAAGATGCTGAATTCATTATCACAGATATGAACCTTGCAAGAGTATTTAGCAAGAACTTAAAGCCTTATTCAAGCATTAAGGTTTGGGGAAATATCAGTGTAGAGAAGAATACAGAAGAGGTAACTACATCCGATTGTTGGGGTGCTGAAAACAACATGGATAAGGTAAATGCACCTACTATTAGAGAGTTAGTAATTACGGGAGCTGACCCTGAGACTATCGACACAACTACATATACAGAAGCAGAGATTGATAAGGCAATCGAAGCTGCAAAGGCATCTAAGAATGCAGAGAAGGACTTTGGTGGTTCTACTGAAGGTTGGGGAAGTGTAGAAAACTCTGGTGATGATAGCGAGGATTGTGGCTGGTAATTAATGAGTGAAATTAAAAACAATAGAGTTGGCGAAGTGTCATACACAAAGTATGGCACTAAAGCCATCATTGTAGAATACAAAAGCAACAAAGATGTGGTTATAGAGTTTCAAGATAAACACAAGTATAGATATTCGGTAACTTATTTGAATTTTAAAAATGGAACAATATTAAACCCATTTGATAAATCTGCATATGGAATTGGATATATTGGAATTGGTAAATACACCAATATATCCAAATCAAACAAAGAAATTTATCATTGTTATTCAATTTGGAGAAAGATGTTTGAAAGATGTTATACAACCAATATTAGGACTAATAGACAAAAAACATATGAAGATTGTTATGTATGTGAAGAATGGCATAATTTTCAGAATTTTGCGGATTGGTATATGAACAATAAATATGAAGTACAAAACGAAAAGTTATGTATTGATAAAGATATATTGGTTCATAGCAATAAAGTTTATTCACCAGAAACATGTTTGTTAGTACCAAATAGAATAAATTCATTGTTTGCAAAATCATATGCGATAAGAGGTAATTTGCCAATTGGAGTTACTTATTATTGGTATGACAATTCTCGTTACTTAGCAAGTTTGAAAATAGACAATAGAAAAACATACCAAATTGGAATTTTTGATAACCCAATGAGTGCGTTTGAAGCGTACAAGAAAGAAAAAGAGAAGTATATAAAGGAAGTTGCAGATAGTTATAAATCTGTTATTCCAACAAAGGTATATGATGCAATGTACCAATATGAAATATTAATTACAGATTAGGAGGATTTTCAATGGCAATTGGAAGAAGTGGTAAGAAAGTAAAAACAAAGTTAGGTTTCTTGGTTTATGGCGAACAGGGTACTAGAAAGAGTTCTTTCTGTCTTGAATCTTTGAAACTTACAGATGAGAATGGTAAGCCTTTTAAGGTTTTATACATTGATGCAGAAGCAGGAAGTGTTGATACATATGTAGAAAAGTATGAAGAAGCTGGTTATGATACACAGAATTTATACATTGTATACACTCAGTCATTAACGGAAGTAAAGGATTTTATTAGAAGAGCAAAGGATGGAGAAGTTTTTTATGACTTTGACGAAGAAGGAAATGAAACCGATGAAGTTTATTTAGACTCTGAGGGCAATCCTTTCAAGCCAGACATGATTGTAATTGATGGTATTACATTGCTTTACATTGCAAAACAGCAGGGCATTCTTGAATTTTCTAAGAAGAGAGCAACTGTAAGAGCAAACAAGAATGAGCTTACAGGTATGGCAAAGGAAGTTGCAATCGAAGGTGCATCTTTGGAAATTAAGGATTATAACGTATTGAAGTTTGAAGGTCAGGATTTGATTTTAGACTTACTTGCTAGTGGTAAGCACTTTGCTATTACTATGCGTGAAGAAGACGAAAAGGAATCATTTAAGGATAAGAATGGTGAAATTAAAGCTATGGCAACTGGTCGTAAGCAGCCTTCTGGTTTCAAGGACGTTAGATACAATGTAAAAACTGTCTTGAGATTATTCAAAGATGATGACGGTGTTATCAAGGGTATTGTTGAGAATAAAGACAGAACTATGGTTTGTGGACAAGATGAAATCATTATTGAACCAAGTATCACGTTATGGCAGTCAGTTCTTGATAAGAACAAGGATAAGAAGGATTTTACAATCAAAAATACCTTAGAAAGTTCTGTTGATACAGAAAGACGTGCTATGGAGAAGAGTACTGCTAAGTTTGATGACGAGATGAATGCTGAAAAGAATGAAGGTAATTCTTCTCTCACAACAGTAGAAGATTATCAGAACGCAATTAAGGAAAGCATAAGCAAACTTCCTCAGACAGAGAAGAGTAAGAAACAGACTGAGATTGCAAATGCTGGACTTCCAAAGGCATATCAGAAGTTAACAGATATTGAAGATTTAAAGAAGTATTACAATATCGTATCTAAGTAAGAGAAATAATTATTAAAAATGTATACCGTCTGTAATGGGCGGTATACAGATTTGAGGTAAGAATGAGAGCAATGACAAGAAAATGTAGTATCTGTAAGGATTTAATCGACTTAAAGGATACTAATGAAGATTTTTTTATAACCCCAAATAACAAAGTAAATCATACCCATTGCTACATTAATGAACAGACAACAAGGAAACGTAAACCAAAAACTATCGAAGAATGTCAAGCATACATAGATGAATGTAGACAAGCAGATAGAGATGTTGAAAAGAAAACAAATATCAAAACTGAATTATATGAGTTCCTTTTTGATATGTATGACATTTCGTATTTTCCTAAATATTTCTATATCAAAATGGATTCTGTATATAAAGGTACTATGAAAAATCTAAGTAAACCAGTACCACCAGAAGATTTGCTTGATATGTGGAGACAGAAAAGAAATTACTTGGACAAAGTAGCAGAACAGAATCGTAAGAAAGGTAATGAAATCTCAGGAGTTAATAGAGTTAATTATGATTTGGCAATTCTACTTTCTAAGTATGATTCGTATTTGAAGTGGAAAGAGCAACAAAAGATTGCTATTGCAGAGTTGGATGAATCTAAAAAGAGAAGTATAGAGAAGATAGAATATACAGATGTCGCGAGACCAAAACGAGTTAGTAACACTCATAACAAGGTAGATATTAACTCAATGTTAGATGAAATATAAGGCGGTGGTATGAATAGAGGTTGTTTCTAATATTACAAATGAAATTTTGCTCGTAGGAAGTATTTATAAGAAACCAGATTTGTTCATTGAACATGGACATAATGTACGTTCTAAGTATGACTTCCATGATGAAGCAACAAAGTTTTTTTATGATAATGCAGAAATCCTTTATCAGACAAGAACACAAGTATTTAACAGAAGTGTTATAAGCACATATATGGCAGAAGACCAAGAAAGACTTTCTTTATACAAAAAATATGGTGGTTGGAAAACACTTGAAGATTGGATGAATCTTGCTGTTGTTGACAACTTCCAAGGATATTTTGAGGTATTAAAAAAGTTTTCATTACTAAGAGAGTATCAGAGAAATGGTTTTTCCGTTGAAAAGATATTAAATCATCCAAAGTTTGAAATGCTTACAGCTATGGATATTTACAGATTGATTCGTTCAAAGGCAGACAGAATACATACAGTTATTTTGACAAACGAAGAGTCTGAAATCTTGAATACAAATATCAAAACTACATTATTGCATTGTATGGAAACGCCTGATTTGGGATTGCAAATGCCATTTAGTGTGATGAATGACATTACGAGAGGTATGAAAAAGAAGTCTGTAATGGCAGTTGGTATGTTAAGTAATGCAGGTAAGAGTAGATATATGACAAAATTGATTGCTTATATCACTTTAGTTCTAAAAGAAAAGGTATTTGTTTTGTTAAATGAGATGACCGTTGAAGAAATCAGATATGCGTTGATTACAACAGTTATCAATAATCCAGAGTTTCAGTCGTTGCATGGATTGAAATTGAAGAAGAAAGAAAGAGAATTAACACTTGGATTATACAAGGACAAGAACGGTGAATTTATTTACGCCTACAAGGATGAGTGGGGAGATGTAACTGAAACCATTGAAGAATATGCTCAGAGGGTTGCAGAAAATTCAGAGGAGTATGTAAAGATTATGAAAATCGCAGATTGGATTGAGGATGAAACACAAGGTCTTATTTGTGTAAAAGATGTATCAACTGCGTATGATGACAAGACTTTGGAGTTTGAAATTAGAAAAGCAAACTTAACACAAGGTATCAGTTACTTCTTTTACGACACATTTAAGAATGATTTATCCACAACTGGCGATTGGGCAGCTATGAAAGTAACTGCTACAAAACTTACAGAATTGGCAAAGCAGTTAGATATGTTTGGTTATCTGTCAATTCAGCTTACAGATGATGCAAACTTTATTAAGCCTGATGAATTAACATCAAGTAACATTGCAAACTGTAAGTCAATAAAGCATGTATTACATACATTATTTTTGTTCAAAGAGATACCAAAGCAAGAGTTCCATAAGTACGGATACATTACAAGTAGTGATTGGGGAACAAATACAATCCATGACCTTGATGTAGACAAGCGTTATTACTGTTGTGTAACTGATAAGAACAGATTTGGTAGAAAGGTAAAGCTTCTCTTTGAAGTAGATTTAGACCTTAATATTTGGATTGAAATAGGAGAACTAATTAAAAAGTAAAGGAGGATTGAAGGTTGGATATTGAGATTTTAAAAGAACATATACTTGAAAATAATTTCATTCCTACAATCCTTGAAGAGTTGGGTTGTCATCATATCAGAAAGAAGGACGGATATTTCCAGTGTGCAAATCCTGATGGAGACAATACAACAGCAGTATGTGTTTATGAAAACACAAACCTTACAACAATTAACTATACAAGGGATATATCGAATGGTAAGAACATCCACACAGATTTAATATCCCTTGTGGAGTTTTATAAGAATGAATCATTTCCATATGCAGTTAAGTGGATATGTGATGTTTTAGACATTGACTATTATTCAAATCTTGATGAAGACCTACCTAAAAGCCTTCAATTAACAAAAATGTTGGTTGAAATGCAATCTGTTGATACTGACACGGAGGCAGAAAAGCCATTAAAACCAATACCAGAAAAGATACTTTCGTATTTTGAACCATATGTAAACGATATGTTTTGTGAAGATGGGGTAGGCTATGACACTCAAGTAGAATTTGAAATTGGCTATGACGAGTTTACTAACAGAATCACTATCCCAATTAGAGATGATTTAGGTAATTTGGTAGGTGTAAAAGCAAGATATTTTTATAGACAAGTACCAGAAGATGAACAGAAGTTTATTTATATCGAGAAATGTGCAAGGTCACAAATCTTGTATGGACTTTATAAGACTATCAATTTTATTAAGAAAGCACAAAGAGTATTTGTTGTAGAAGCAGAAAAAGGAGTTCAACAGTTGTATGACAAAGGATATTTTGAAGCTGTTGCAACAGGTGGTTCAAAGATTTCCAAGAGTCAGATAGATAAACTTACAAGACTTTGTGTTCCTATAATCTTTGTTTTTGACAAGGATATTACAAAGGAAGAACTTGATGATATTGCTAGTAGATTCATAGATGGTACAGAAGTATATGCACTTATTGATACGATTGGTATTTTAAACGAGAAAGAATCACCAACAGATGACATTTCAAAGTTTGAGCAGTTGCTTGAAAAGTGTATGTACAGATTAAAGTAAGGAGATGAACGGTTGAATTATAGACTTATTAAAAATTCTTTGAATGATATAGACAATCCAAAGCAGACGATTTTATTAAATCGTGGTATTGAAAATTGGAAACAGTATCTTAATCTCAATGAGGATTGTACGCATGATTTTAATTTATTGAAAAATATAGATAAGGCAATAAGTTGTTTTATCAATCATATAGAAAAGAAAAGCAGAATCCATATAATTGTTGACTCTGATGTTGACGGTTATACGTCTGCAAGTATGGTTTACAGATATATCAAACACTTGGGAGAAGATATAGATGTAACATATTCATTACATACTAAGAAGCAACACGGTATCTCTGAAGATGTAGAAATACCAAGTGATTGTGAGTTGTTGATAGTTCCAGATGCAGGAAGTAATGACATTGAACAATGCAAGGAATTAACTGAAAAGGGTATTGATGTTATTATTCTTGACCACCATATTTGTGATAAACAGAATGATTTTGCAATAGTGGTAAATAATCAGATGTGTGATTATCCGAATAAAAACTTTTGTGGTGCTGGAATTGTTTACAAGTTCATTAAAGCAGTAGATGAAGAATTATGGGAAGACTACGCAGATAAGATGTTGGATATCGTTGCATTGGGTAACATCAGTGATGTTATGGATATGAGAGAGTGTGAAACAAGATACTATGTAGATTTAGGATTAACAAAAATCAGAAGTAAATTGTTCAAGGCACTTATTGAAAAACAGTCATATTCAATGAATGGTGTTGTCAATATCACATCTGTCCAGTTTTATATAACACCGATTCTTAATGCCATGATACGTGTTGGTAGTGCAGAAGATAAGGATTTGTTGTTTAGAGCATTTATTGAGACGGATGAGGTATTCAAGTATAAGAAGCGTGGAGAAACAGAAGAATCATATGAGGATATCTACACAAGAGCTGCGAGATTATGTTACAACGCAAAGAATCGTCAAGGCAAAGATGTTCAAAAGGGTGTAGACGCTATTGACGAACTTATCAAGGAGAAAGAGATATATAAGGATAAAGTAATGTTTATCAATGTATCAGATATTCTTGGAGAAACATTAACAGGACTTGTAGCAATTAAGATTGCAGAAAAGTATAACAAACCTTGTTTGTTGCTTAGAAGACAGAATGCAAGAGAAGATGGTTCTTTATATTATGGTGGTTCATGTAGAAACTTTGATAACAGTCCAATTGAGAGTTTAAAGGATTTCTTAGATTCTACAGGTACATTTGAGTTTGTACAAGGTCATGATAACGCAGCAGGTATTTCAATTCCAAGAGAAAATGTTGCAAAATCTATTGAACTATGTAATGAGAGATTATCTGATATAGATTTCCAGAAATGCTTCAATGTTGATTTTGATATTAACGCCAGTGATTTGTCAGTTGGATTTATTAAGGCTATTGACGAAATGAAAGATATTTTTGGACAAGGTATCAAAGAGCCATTAGTTCATATTAGAAATATTCCAATTTGGAGTGAGAATTTCTTTGTTATGGGCAAGAATTCAAACTCATGGAAAGTTATCAATGATGAAGGGTATGCGTTTGTAAAATTCAATGTTGATGTTGAAAAAGATGAAGTGTTACAGATGTACAATTCAAATTCAGATAGAGAAGAAGAGTATAGTCTAGGAAGTATTGATGTTGTAGGAACTGTATCAATTAACAACTACAACAACATCCTAACTCCACAAATTATTATTAAAGATTATATTTTCAGTAAGGGGTGATTAGTTGGCAAGTGCATTACATAACCACTCTGAGTATTCACTTTTGGATGGGTTCTCTCATCCAAAGGAATACTTGGAAAGAGCAAAAGAATTAGGATTAAAGGCTTTCGCCATCACAGAACACGGAAATCAGTACAGTTGGGTGTATTTTGATAAGTTAAAGAAAGACTATCCTGATATTAAGATGATTTATGGTGTTGAGTTATACGAGTGTTTTGATATGCATGTTCAAGACCCAAATAGTAAATACTTTCACCTCATCGCATTAGCAAAAAATGAAGCAGGAAGAATCGCTCTTAACGAAATTATCACTGCAAGTAACTTTGAAGGTTTTTATTACAAGCCAAGAGTTGATTTGGAATTACTAAAACCTTATGCAGATAATTTGATTATATTATCAGCTTGTTTGGCATCAAAAATTGCAAGAGAAAGCGACTATGAACAGTGTGTTGATTATGTGAAAGAATATAAATCTATATTCCCACATTTCTATCTTGAGATGCAGAGTCATAAGACAGAAGACCAAGCACATTATAATAGGAAGATTCTCAAATTAGCACAAGATACAAATACAGATTTTGTTATTACAACAGATAGTCACGCTGCTACGAAAGAAGATTTGTATTATCAAGATTATCATGTGCGTATTGCAAGAGATAATGAAACATTGGCAGAGTTATATGATGGTTGTTATTTGCAGTCAGAAAAAGAAATCCATGAAACTATGGATAGTCAAATCGGTGTAGAGAATGTAAATATTGGTCTTGAAAATTCTGATATTATTGCAGACCTTATTGATGTTGTTGATATGCCGTTCCAATCACCACAGTTACCTACATTCCCATTACCAGATGGTTTTGAAGATAACTATTCATATTTAAGAGATTTATGTGATAAGGGTTGGTGCACAAGAGGTATTAATAAATTATCATCTGAAGAACAAAAGATTAGAAAAGAACGCTTAGATTATGAGTTAAGTATTATTCATCAAATGGGATTTGACGGATATTTCTTATTTGTTTGGGACTTTATTCGTTGGGCAAAAGAGAATGATGTATATGTAGGAGACGGTAGAGGCTCTGGTGGTGGTGCGATTGTTGACTACTTGCTTGGAATCTCAGAGTTAGACCCAATTACATACAACTTAATTTTTGAGCGTTTCTTAAATCCAGAACGTGTAAGTATGCCAGATATTGATACTGACTTCTCAGACAGAGAAAAAGTTGTAAACTATCTCACTGAAAAATACGGAGAAGATAGAGTATGTCAGGTTATTAACTTTTCTTATATTACGCCTTGTGTAGCAATTAATGACGTAGGAAGAGTATTAAAGATTCCATACAACATTGTAAGCAAGATTAGTAAGAAATTTGTTTTTGAGACATTTGAAGAGTGTATCGAAAACAATCCTAAGTTATATGAAGAGCTTGTAGATTACAAAGAATTGTTTGATATAGCAAGCAAAATCAGTGGTCGAGTACGACAAGCAAGTATTCATGCTGGTGGTGTTGGTATTGTAGACACAAAGATTACTGACTATATGGCTATGAAAATCGGTAGCAAGGGCGAACACGTTATCCAAGTAAATAAAAAGGTAATTGAAGATATTGGTATTATCAAGTTTGACTTGCTTGGTTTAGCAACCACATTAAATACCATTAAAGATGCTTGTAAGTATGCAAACATTGATAAATGGGAAATTGATATTAATAATCCTGAGTTTTTACATTGTGAAGATACATATAAATTGTTATGTTCTGCAAAGGTAGATGGTGTATTTCAGGTAGAGTCACAAGGTATGAAAGACTTATTGCTAAGATTACAACCTTCTAACTTAGAGGATGTATCAGCAGTTTTGGCACTTTACAGACCCGATAGTATGGGTGCTTTGGATGAATATATTGAATGTAAACATGGTAGACAAGAAGTTAAATACATTCATCCAGATATGAAACCAATTCTTGAAAGTACATATGGATGTATGATTTATCAAGAGCAATTGATGGACATTGTTAGAAAGTTTGGTGGAAGAACCTATGGTGGTGCTGATAAGTTTAGAAAAGCTATCGGTAAGAAGGACATTGAATTAGTCAAATCTGAGTCTGCTAAGTTATATCAGGAAATTATTGATAATGGATATGATGAGTCTATTGCAAAGCAGATTAGTGATGACCTTTCTACCAAGGGCGGTTATCTATTTAATAAATCGCATTCCGCATTGTACTCGATTCTTACATTAAAGACCGCATATTTGAAATGTAAGTATCCTGTTGAATTCTTCTGTGCATTGTTAAATCAGAAACGTGATGATTATGGTGCTTTAAACAAGTACATCTTGGACGCAAAAGAGTTTGGAGTATCTTTGTTACCACCACATTTAAATAAATCTGATAGAGGATTTGCTATCACAGATGGTAAAATTCTGTTTGGACTTGAAGCAATCAGAGGCGTTGGTGAAAAGTTTGTTGATTCATTAATAGAAGAAAGAACTACAAATGGTAAATTTGAAAACTTCAATAACTTCTATGAGCGTATGAATCCTTCAAATAAGGTGGTAATTGATTTAACAAAAGCAGGTGCTATTCCTTGTAAGGATAAGAGAAATTTCTTATTACAGTTTGCATCAAAGCAATTTGAAAAGAAACCTTATAAGCCAGTTGTATCTTTGCCAAAGTTATCGGTACTAAAAGAGAAATATGGTATAGATACAGATGTTATCAAAGATAAGCAAGTAAGATTAGATTTATACAACAAAGAAAAGGAGAAGGAATACTTAGAACAACAAGACGAAAAGTACAATGCTTCTATGAATGAATTTGCAGAGAAGTATTTGCAGAATGAGAAGTTTTGGGAGTTTGATGCGTTGTCAGTGTTTATTAATGATAATCCATTTGTTGAAGCTTACAAGTATATAAAGACACCATTTGATGAAGTAGAAGAAGGTGCAAAAGGTTTAGTAGTTGGTGCAATTTCTAACATCCAAAAGAAGAAAGACAGAAATGGTAAGCAATTCGCCTTTATTTGGACATACTCAGCATTTGGTTTGATTGAAGTTATTTGTTGGCATACACAATTTAAGCAGTATGAAGACCTTATTAAGAAAGGTAATCAGATTGCAATGTTGTGTAAAAAGAGTGATGAAAAGGCAGTTGTTCAAGAAATGAAGACTTATGAGCAATGGTTAGATGATAGAAAGCTATCTAAATTAAAGTAAGGAGTGATTGAAATAGAGGAAATTAAGTTCAAATGCGTGCCAGTTCACGAAAGATATTACAGTAGTGATTCGAGTTATGGCGTATTTGTATTTCACACAAAAGATGATATTCCTGAATATGATTTAGTGCCACCATCTCCATTTCAGACTGATACAGAAGGTTTGAAGATGTCTATGTTGGTAGGTAACATGCAACAATTGTATATTGGGTCTGAATATGAGGTGACTGCCACATTGGACTACAATGCAAAATATAAATCATATCAGTATAAGCCAAAGATTATAACCTCCGTCACACCAAAGACAGAGGAACAACAGAAAATGTTCCTAACATCTATTATTACAGATAGACAGGCAGAAATTTTGTTAGAGAAGTATCCAAACATTGTAGAAGATATTATTAAAGGAACAGATAACGTTGACCTTAAAGAGTTAAAGGGCATTGGCGAAATGACTTATCACTCTATAAAAGAAAAGGTTATGGAGAATTATGTTATATCAGATATTCTTATCCTTTTACAACCTTTGGGTGTTAAGTACGCAATGATAAAGAAGTTATTGATGGGAGAGCCAAATCCTGCGTTGTTAAAAGAAAAGTTGCTTGATAATCCGTACATCATGCTCGACTTGCGTGGTTTTGGGTTTAAGACTGTTGATTCACTAGCATTAAAACTCAATCCAGATATTAAGGTTTCTGCAAAAAGAACCTATGCATTTATCAAATATCATCTAAAGGAGATTGGTAATAATCAAGGACATACATGGGTTAATATAGAAATTTTAGAAAATGCAGTGAGAGATAATATTCCAGAATGTATGGATGTTCTCACAAGACTTATTGAATCAGAAAAAGAAAATGAAATTATTTTACATTTCGATGGTGACAAGGTTGGTTTGAAAAACTACTACGAATTAGAACGAGATGTTTATAGTATCTTAAAAGACATTCAAAGTTATCCTTGTTTGGAATTGAATGAAGAAGATATTAATGAAGGTATCTTGCAAGCAGAAAAAGAACAAGGATTTGAATTGACGGATGAACAGAGAGAAGTAGTAAAGGCAAGTTTGGAAGATAATGTTTGTGTCATTGCTGGTAAAGCAGGAACAGGAAAAAGTACGATTTCAAGAGCATTATTAAACATCTACAAACACGCAAATTATTCAATCTCATGTTGTGCATTATCAGCTAAAGCTGCACAGAGAATTACAGAAGCAACTGGATTTCCAGCTTCTACAATACATAGATTGTTGGGTGTTAATCCACAAAAGGGATTTGAACATGACCATGAAAATCCATTAACTTCAGATATAATTCTGATTGATGAGTGTTCAATGATTAACTCTTATGTGTATCACGCTATTGTGAGTGCAATTAAAGAGGGTGCAAAAGTCATTATGTGTGGAGATAACAGACAGTTACCACCTATCGGATATGGCAATATCTTTGGAGATTTACTTCTTAAAACAGATAGTTTGCACATTTCTCACTTAACAAAGGTATTAAGACAAGCAGAAAAGTCAGGTATTTTATCTGATGCGAACAAGATTCGTGAGGGTATTATGCCGATTGAACAGCCAGAATTACGAATTGTTAATGGAGAATTACAAGATATGACCTATATGTTTAGAGACACAAGAGAAGGTCTTAGAAACATTGCAATCAAATCATATCTTAAAGCCATTGAACAAGATGGTATGGACGAAGTTGCTATTATTACTCCAAGAAAAGAGAACTGTGAGAATAGTACATTAGAAATCAACATTCGACTGAGCGACATTCTTCTTGATAAGAAGGGTAAGACAATGAAGTTGGGTAAGAAAGAATATCTTATTGGCTCAAAAGTAATGCAGATTGATAATAACTACGAAAAGAATGTTTTCAATGGAGAAGTAGGATATATAACCAACATTGAGGAAGTTCAGAATGGCAAAGAAAAGACTTTAGAGTTTACTGTTGAGTTTAAGATGAATAACCAAACAAAGGTTATTACTTATACAAGAAGTGAATTAGACCAGTTGGATTTAGCTTATGCGATGACAATTCATAAGAGTCAAGGTTCAGGCTATAAGACAGTAATTATCCTTATTGATATGACTCATTATACGCTGCTTGATACTTGTTTATTATACACAGCAATCACAAGGGCAAAGAAGAGATGTCTGTTATTAGCAGAGCCTCAAGCGTTCAAAATGTGTATGGATAACAACAAGAGTAAGAACAGACAGACTTGGTTGAAAGAGATGTAAGTTTATGGTCTGTATATAGAGGTATACACACAAAATAACCACTATATATAGATAAAAAATGAGCCGATTTTGCTAATAAAATAGGACTTCTATTGCTTTTTGAGAAAGGAGAAGAATAAGTGAAATATTTATATTGGACACTATGTATTTTAATCAGTGTATTCATGAATTATTTAGGTTATAACATGGCTACATGGCAATGGTGGGTAGGATGTGGTTTGGTGTGGTTGTCTTGTATATGTGGTTATGCAATCAAAGAAAGAGAGAAATAGATGATAGAGATATTAAATTTTATATTCAGAGACTTTTGGACATTTTGTGGTGTTGTAATTCTTCTATATATAATAGGAGTTTATTGCATAACTGCACCAATATCAGCTATTGCATGTATTTTTAGTAAGAATGTAGATGAAAAGGAGAAGTAGTATATGAGATGGTTAATAAATTACATACGTTCTTGTTTCTGCAAGCATGAATGGGAATTGTTAGATAAAATAGAGGTCTATGATGATACGGATTGTTGGGGCAAAACAGTAAAGCCTTACACAGTTGGGAAGAAGTGGACTTATAGATGTAAAAAGTGTGGAGAAAGTAAGATTTTAAGGAATTATTAGAACGCTCGTTTTAAGGAGGAATAAAGATGCAGAATGATAAATTATTACCATGTCCGTTTTGTGGAGGAGAAGCAATTAAAGTGGCTTTTACATGGGCATGTATAGCAGATGAAAGCACCATTGAATGTACAATATGTGGTGCTAGGACAACAGTTCTAAAAACGGAAGAAGCTATCAAACGTTGGAATACACGAAAGCTAACGGAACGAATTATGGAAACATTGCAAAGTGAGTTGAAATTAGCAGATGAGGAAAAATATAGATGTATAAAAGAAGATTCATTGCAATTTGATAGTGCAAAAGGTTATGCGATGGGTATAAGCAATGCGCTCGATATTGTCAGAAAAGACAGTATAGATAATATGATTAATTGATATAGATGTTGAATAAAAAAACAGTGTTGGCGCACTGATGATATAGAGAAGTATTAAATAAGACTAACACAGTCTTGAAAATCAAATCTGTAGACGTACAGAAAATACAAAAGAAAAAAGAAAAATGGATGCGCATCCTCTCAAAAGGAGGATAAAACAAATAATGAAACATTTAATTTTTACTATTGTTATCACAATATTTCTTATTATTGTAGCAATTATCAATAAGGAAGATGTTAGTGGTAACAACGAAACAATGGCGATAAGTTCTATTAATTACAATGAAGTACTGACGGTTACTACACCATCACCTTCACCTGTCCCCACTAAAAATCCAGTTAAAGTTGCGAAGACAGAAATAAAAGAGATAGAAAAGAAAATAGAAAAAATATTAAAAACTAGTTCTAGTAACAAGGCAAGTAAAAGATTAAAAAGGTTATTTCTAAATTATAAGAAATGTATCAAAAAACATGATGGTTTAATAGACCCACCTGAATCTATTTACGATTGCTTTTCAAAGGAAGACATTACATATATATGTCGTACTGTTGAAACTGAAACATATCAACAGAGTATGATACGAAAAGCTAATGTAGCAAGTACAGTATTATCTCGTTTTGAGCATGGCGCATATGGAAACTCACTTAAAGAAATAGTAACATCACCAAATCAGTTTGTTTGTGGTAGAACAGATATTTCAAAAGAAACAAAATTAGCTGTAGAAATAGCATTTATGTTCAAAACAAAATATGATGGAAGTTTATATTTTCAGAGTGCAGGTTATATGAAATCTTTTAGTGGAGCAGATTACATGGGCTTTGATGGTTGTCATTATTTTTACAAGTAGTGGTAAAGGAGTGAAAGATTATTGAATATTGATATTTTTAATCATAATGATGAATGGCAAGATATTAAAGATTCAACAATGAACACAATAGGAAAAGATACAGGGAAATACCCAACGTCAGATTGGAAAAGAAGATTAATTTTATCAGAACATTCACCAATAAGAAGAATGAAATTCTATTGGAGATGGAAAGATATCAAGTATTGGGTGTCAGTACATCTAGTTCGTCACAAATACGGTATAGAACATTGGGTTTCAACACAACGCAGCGATAGAACTGGAATTGATAGAAACGAATTAAACCAAGAAGCGTTAGTAAGTCATGCGTGTGAAGCAAATGCACAAGCACTTATTAATATAAGTAGAAAAAGATTATGTAATTGTGCAAGCCCAGAAACCAGAGAGGCGTGGCAAGCCGTTAAGGACAAAGTTGCAGAAATTGAACCTGAACTTGCAAGTTGTATGGTTAAAGAGTGTATATATAGAGGATTTTGTCCTGAAATGTTCCCTTGTGGTTACTCAAAAACTGAAGCTTTTAAAAAAGAATTAAAAGAGTATAGAGAGGAAAAAGAATAATGGATGAAATTAATATAGATAAAGTTACTTTAGATGATTGTTACACACTATATGAAGTTAAAAACATTGAAACAACAATTGATAATGGTCAGATAAATATAAAGGTAGGTGATTAATATTTTAGTATTATTAGGAAAAACATGTGCAGGTAAAGATAGTTGCGTAAAAGAACTTGTAGACCATATGGGTTATAAAATGATAGTCAGTTACACAACAAGACCTATGCGTGATGGAGAGGTGGATGGTATCACGTATAAGTTTATTGATAAAGAAAAGTTTCTAACCTTGAAAGAAAAGAACTTTTTTGCAGAAACCACTTCTTATCATGTGGCGTCAGGCGAAACATGGTATTACGGTATGTCTATGGAAGATATGTCTAAAGCTGATGAAAAAACAGTAGTTATTCTTAATCCAGAAGGTCTTAGAAAAGTTAGAAAAATTAAAGGTTTAAATATTGTAGCAATTTATATTGATGCAAAAAAGTCAGTTATAAAGAAGAGATTAAGGAAACGTGGAGATAACAGAAAAGAAGCTAAGAGAAGAATAAAGGCTGACGACATAGATTTTAAGAATATTGAAAATGAAATAGATTATGTTGTTCCAAATAATCAACACAATAATATTGAGACACAAGCTTCTTTAATAGACTTTATCTATACTGATGAAATTACTTGGAGAAAACAATATGAAACTTATGATTGATTTTGACGGTTGTATTATCAACACTATTGCAACCATCACAAAACTCTATAACGAAGATTTTAAGTATTATAAAGATTTTTACCCTGTAAAATGGACAGATATTAAAACGTGGGATTTTACAGAACTAAGCTGTGCATCAGCAGAGTATATAAATACATACTTTAACCAACCACGCTTTTTTGAAAATATAGAGTATATGCCTTGGGCAGAAAAAACATTAGATAAGTTACGTGAAAAGTATGAGATTACTATTGTCTCTTCCGGTTACTCTCCAAATCTTAAAGGCAAAAAAATATGGATTAAAGAACATATTCCTTATGCCGAATTTATTGGTGTCAACCTTAAAAAATATAAGGATAAATCTCATGTAGATATGTCTGATAGTATATTTATAGATGACAGTGTAAACAACCTCTCTACAAGTAACGCTTTATTAAATATTTGTTTTGGCGACAAATACGAATGGAATGAAGACTGGGAGGGGTATCGAGCTTATAACTGGTTTGAAGTTCAAAAAATGTTATTAAATGATTAAATAAAAGGAGAATATAATAATGGATTGTACATGTTGTTTTATATTTGGAACTGTTATGGGTTGTATTATTGGAGCAGTCTCTACTTTTGTATTAGTTGTTGGAAAAGAAAATTATTAAAAGAGAGGAGAAGTAAATGGAATTTGTAAACGAAATATTAGAAGGTATTTGGAAAGATAGATATAGAAAAGATAATGAAACATTAGATGAAAATTTCAGAAGAGTTGCTAAATATATTAGTAAAAATAAATCTGAAGAAGAAGATTTCTATAGTGTTATGAAAGATGTTTTATTCCTTCCTGCTGGCAGAACTATGAGTAATAGTGGAATCGGGAGAGATTTAACCCTTAATAATTGTTTCGTAGCGCCTCAGATTAAGGACGACCTTGCTGATATTTTTTCAAAGGTTGCATTGGGTGCAAAAACCCATCAAAAGGGAGGGGGTATAGGTTATGACTTTTCACAGTTAAGACCAAAAGGAAGTCCAACATCAAACGATGCTATTGCAAGTGGAGCTATTAGTTTTATGGACGTGTTTAATGCTCAGACATCCACTATCCTTCAAGGAAATAGAAGAGGGGCAAATATGGGCGTAATGAATGTCTATAATATGGATATCTTAGACTTTATTACTGCAAAGTCTTATGACGAGGGAAAATTAAATCATTTTAATGTTTCTGTAATGGTTGATGATGCTTTTATAACAGCAGTAAGAAACGACAAAACCGTATATTTACATTATCCAGTATATAACGAAAATGGCGAAATTGAAAGAAATCCTGATAATTGGATTTATAGCAAAGAAGTTTCTGCCAAAGAGATTTGGGAACAGATTATACAGAAAGCTTATGATAATGGAGAACCCGGCATTTTCTTTTATGACAATTTAAATAAAGATAATAATTTGTGGTATGTAGAAAACATTGTTTGTTCAAATCCTTGTGCAGAATATTTAGCAGGAACTATTTATGGAATAGATAAAAATGGAGACAAACTTAATCCAAACGAGTTTGGTGGAGCTTGTAATTTAGGAAGCTTATTCTTACATAATTTTGTAGAAAACCCTTTCACAAAGTCGGCAATAATCAACCATAACAAACTTAAAGAAACAATTTTTACTGCTGTGAGAATGCTTGATAATATTATTGATATCAATAAATTCCCAGATAAGATATACGAAAACTATCAGAAGTCCTTTAGAACAATTGGACTGGGGATTACAGGTTTGGCAGATATGTTGATAATGCTAGGAGTCAAATACAATTCGATGGACGCAAAAATAATTACAGACGATTTAATGAATTTCATTGCTCTTAATACATATAAAGCATCTATTGAATTATCAAAAGAAAAGGGAGAATTCCCTTTATTAAACAGACAGAAGTTTATTGAAAGTGGATTTATCCAAAAACATTGCGGTCGTTATTCTGGATGGACAGAATTACAAGAAGACATTTTAAAATATGGTATTAGAAACGCAAAAATGTTATCTGTTGCTCCAACAGGTACTCTTTCATTAACATTTGGAAATAACTGTTCTTCTGGTCTTGAACCAATATTTAGTCTTGAATATGAAAGAAAAGTTAAAGTCGGTGGACAAGCAGAAGAGAATACAAAGATAATCCCAATGAGAGATTACGCTTATGGAGAATGGTTAAAAGTAAAAGATAATGTTGATTGTGTTGTCGGTGAAGATATATTTGTAACCGCACTTGAAATGACAGTAGATGAACATGTAGATATGCTTTCTGCAATTGCATACCATGTAGATATGTCTTGTTCAAAAACAATTAATGTTCCTGCCGAATATTCTTTTGAGGATACTAAAAAGATTTATGAGAAATGTCATGAGTTAGGGATTAAAGGTTGTACTATTTTTAGACCTAATGAAATCAGAAAAGGAATTTTAATTAGTGATAATAAAGACACTCAAAAAAGCATTGGCGATATTCAAATTGAACTTCCAAGAGGATATATTGTTCAAACATCAGATGATGTAATTGGTAAAAAACGTAAACTTATGACTGGGTGTGGAAGTTTACATTGTACTGCATTTTTTGACCCGATTACAGGTGAATTGATGGAAACATATTTAAGTAAGGGTTCAACGGGCGGGTGTAACCAATTTATGATTGGATTGTCGAGAATGATTTCATTATCTGCAAGAGCAGGATGTGATATTCATACAATCGTAGACCAGTTAAATAGTTGTGGTACATGTCCATCATATGCAGTTCGTACAGCTACAAAACACGACACGTCAAAAGGCTCTTGTTGTCCTATTGCAGTAGGAAACGCATTATTAGACATGTATGAAGAAATGCAGAAAGAAATTAATGATATTTATGATGGTGAAAATAATGATAATAAAATCATAAGTAAACCAATAGTTCAACATACAAATGATAATAAAAAAGTAAAAGCACTGTGTCCAGAATGCGGAGAAGAAATATTCTTTGAAGGAGGATGTAATATTTGTAAGTCGTGTGGATGGAGTCGTTGTAGCTAATGAAAAATTCATATAAGTTTTTCCAAAATAAAGAGTGTGAGTGGTTTCCATGCCACTCCACAAACTCTTTAGATAATTTTTCATGTTTAATGTGTTTTTGTCCCTTATACAATTTTAAAGATTGTGGAGGTAATTTTAAAATATTAGATAATGGGAAAAAAGATTGTAGTAATTGTACGCTCCCTCATTACAATTATGATTACATTATAAATAAATTAAAATAACAATACAAAGGAGAGAGGAATAATATATGCTAAACAAAAATAAATCACTCACAACAAAAGATATTGTGTTGATGGGGATAATGTTGGCAGTAATTGAAGTAGCAAAATTCGCATTAAGTTTTATAGCAGGTGTTGAAATAGTAACCTTATTATTTATTTTATGTACTTTATTTTTTGAAAAGAAAATGAAATATATGCTGCCAGCTTTTGTTTTATTAGAAGGAATACTGTATGGTTTTGGAATTTGGTGGTTTATGTATATTTATATTTGGGCAATATTAGTATTACTAACTTATTTATTTAGGAAACGTCAATCAGTATGGTTTTGGAGTGTTTTTTCAGGACTATATGGGTTATTATTTGGAACATTATGTTGCCCAGTTTACTTGATTACTGGTGGGATAAAAATGGTTATTTCATGGTGGATTGCAGGAATTATAACAGACATAACTCACGGTATTTCTAATTTTATTTTATGTATGATTTTATTTGTCCCATTAAAAAGAGTGTTAGATAAAATGAAAACAATTAATTAAGAAGTGTAGGTGATTAATATAGCAAATTACCTAATGAAGTACAAAGGACGATACAGATTAAAAACCGAGTATGACGCAGACTTAAATTCATTTCCTAGAGATTTAAACGGTCAATTTTCCGACAATGATGTGTTTATAGACTGCTACAATAAAATTCAAATTTTCAGCTATGGAAGGGGAATTTTGCAAGCATATTGCCCATCATTACAACGAGGTCGCAATATTATTAAGGCAATAAAACAGGTATTTCAAGAGGATATTATCTTCGACATTGAAGAGACAGATTCAGAACTATTATTTAAATTCCATGCAAAACACATAGAAGACCTTGAACCAATATTGCGTCCTAAGACATCAGGAGCGAATATAAGCCCGTTTTCTAATAAGAATTTACCCAAAAATAAGGCTTATAAAATATCAGATGAAGAGTTGCTTACCTATAAAGAAATTAGTGCAAAAATACCTAAAGAAAGTCGAATTTTACTAGCGAAATATACTCAAACTTTCATCAAGTCACTAATAACAAAACGAAATACTTGGGATAATATAAAAGCCGATATGGCACTTAAAGGATTAAGCGGCAAAGAATATATTCACTCAATCGGAAAGTGGAATGACTATATAAAGTACCTACAAGGAGAAATTAATGGAAGTAAATGATATTGTTTATTATGCACGAATTATTCCTGTTTGTGACATTTATGAAGTCTGTGAATTAAGAGTAAGAACATCGGATAATAATTGGTTTAGTGGAATAGATAGCCATGATAAACATGTATATTGTTTTAGTATATCTGACATTGAAAATAATGTTTTTTATAATAGGTCAGATGCATTAGAAAAAGTAAAAGAAGCAGAGAAGAACAGAAAATTTATTAAAGAAAGTGAGAGTTATTATGAAGATTAA